CTCTGTTTCGTGGCCGTACCCCGCAGCGCTCGCCGCCAGGCCGCAGACGACCCCCACCTCCACGAACAGCGGCCGTCAGGTCGCCGAGTGCTGGTGGCTTGTCGCCGCCTGCCCGCGAGCCTCCATTTCGCCTCGACAAGTACGGCAATGGGTATACCAAGATCCTCAATCAATCCGCACTGAGCTTGGAAACCAGTGACAGGCACAGGTTCCATTCTGAGCTCGCGCAGGTCAAGAAGCTCCATGGCATGGGCTTTGAGACAACGAGCACTGTTGCGAATGAGTCCGCAATAGCACCAGTGGAAGGATCTGCCGATATTGTCGAGGCCGAGGCGGCCAAAGTCGTTAAAGTTATGCAAACGCACCTGTGCGGCTCCGCCCTGCTTCCTAAGGAAGCACGGTTTTGGCACAATCACGAAGGTGATGTTGCCCCCGCTCCTTTACCGGAAAAGCCCAAGAAACACACCGACAAACCGTCGGATGAACGTGTTAAGGGCTGGATCAAGGATTTGCTTGCTGGTGGCGAGGGCGCTGCCAAAGCAATCAATGAAGCGGCTTGCACTTCTCCGGAGCACATTATAAGTCTCCCGAGCGTGCATGGCAAAATCGGCCCAATAATTTCCAAGACAGCGGTGACGCCGGATCCGAAGCCACCTGAGTCATTTCTTGGAGCTGATGGGCAGAAAGTGTTTACTTTTGCCGGCACTTACAAGTGCTATTCCGGCAGGAAGCCAGACACCAAGCTCAACGAGGACACTGGCTTTGACACCAAATGGAAGAAGTCCCTCGCGGAGTATGGTCTCCCCCATCTGGCTGACCACGTAATCCCTAAGTCGACCAAGCAGAACATCAGAGATTCGCTTATGTCCCAGGCCGCGAGACTCAAAGTCTCGTCCCCTTTTATGGACGACAAGGCCCGGCATGCCTTTGACATAGCCGTCAGCGATTACGGTGATCACACCCCCCCTCTTTTCCTGCCAGTCAGTGACAATGGCATCCCAATCGGGTGGAACAAGGTCATTGACAATTTGCAGCACAAGAGTGCCGGGTGGAACTCCCGTTACCGCCGGTTGGACAAGAAGGCATGGGCAGCCAACAA